TCCAGGGCGGCGTGGATATGAATGAGTGCTATCAGGATTATCCTAAGGCCATCAAGGAGAAGGGCCTTAATGGTTTTAATAAGCCAACTCCAACTCCAGCTCCCGCGCCCGAGCCAGCGAAAACGGTAGATGTATACTACCGGGTAAGAACCAAGGCGGACGGCTGGCTTCCCGAGGTGAAAAACCTTGAGGATTACGCGGGATTTACCGGAGCCGTCACTGATGTCGCTGTTCGTGTTTCCGCTGGTTCCGTAAAGTACCGGGTACATATTAAGGGCGGCAATTGGCTTCCCTATGTGACCGGCTGCGACATCAACGACGCTGTAAACGGCTACGCGGGAAACGGTTTGGAGATTGACGCTGTTGAAGTGTATTATTACACCCCGGACAGCATCAGGCCGTATAAGAAAGCCAAATACCGGGTCGCTCCTGTGGGCGGAAGCTATTATCCCTGGCAGTATGACAATGAAACCGGAAACGGGCAGGACGGCTACGCGGGCGCTTTCGGAAACGCCATCGGAAAGCTTCAGATTGTAATCGAGTAAGGAGGGATTATCATGGCGCCGGAAAAGTGCATTGCGGATCCCTCCCGGGACTGCCTAGGGCTGGCAAAAGCGGAGATGCTGGAAAAGCAGATCGCGGAATACCGCCAGCAATCCAGAGAAACCCACTCGGAGCTTTACACCAGGATTACAGCTCTGGAAAAATCAGACGCGAAACGGGACGAACAGTACAGCAAGATCCTGGACAAGCTCAACGACATGCAGGCGGATATTAACAAGGCTCTTTTATCCATCGCCGAGTTTAAGGAGAAATCCGGAAAACGCTGGGACAAGATTGTGGATAAGATTCTCCTTTTGGTTATTACAGCCTGCGTCGGATATATCTTAATCAAATTCGGACTGCCTGTATAAGGAGGAACTAAAATGAAAATCAACTGGAAGGTACGGTTTAAAAACCCTGTGTTCTGGTTCAATCTGGCAGCGTCCATTTTTCTGCCCATGCTGGCATGCCTAGGCTTCAACTGGGAAGACATGACTAGCTGGCAGGCTGTAGGAAACGTGCTCTTACAGGCTGTCCAGAGCCCTGTAATCGTGGTGTCTGTTCTGGTATCTGTATGGAACCTGTTGAATGACCCCACTACAAGCGGCCTAAGCGATTCCAGCCAGGCGCTTTCTTATACCGAACCTAAGAAAAGTGAATGATAGAAAGACAGCCCTCCTTTCCGTTTTCGGTGGGAGGGTTGTTTAAAATAAATGGACATACAGTGGACATAAAATGCTCAAAAGCCGCATAAATACTATAAAAATCAAATATTATATTTTGCTTTGGGAGCAGGATGCCGGGGGTTCGAATCCCTTCACTCCGACCAAATTGGAACCCGCATGACTGCTGAAAAACTCAGTGTTCATGCGGGTTTCCCGTTTTATACGTATTTAATAAATCCGAAACGAAACCGTCTAAACCGGCTGAAAACCGCTCGAAAATTGTGCAACAGTGGACATAGAGTGGACATTTTAAAACGCTTGTTCCGCTTTTTGTTTCGGTACTTTTGCACCTAATTTTTCCCTTGCGCTTTCTAATGCGGAAGGGGATAAATGAGTGTATCGCATAGTCATTTCAGGCGTTGCGTGCCCCATTAAGTATTGAACAGTTCTAACATCTACTCCTGCGGCGATAGCGTTAGTAGCATAAGTGTGCCGAAGCTGATGGCTAGTAAAATTATATTGCCTAGTCACATCTGGTTTCACTCCTTTTCGCATCCGCCCCGCCGATACTTTTGCTGCAACAGATATCCCATTTACTGCATCTAAAAGACATTCCCACAAATGAATAAACTCTCCTTCGGTTAAGATACCTTTAGCTCCAGGGAACACATATATCCTTCCTGTAATTGAATTTTTATTTTGCTCTTTCCAAGCAGTTAATTCAGACGCATATTTGATTGGAATTGGCACCTGGCGAATACCGGAAACCGTTTTGGGTTCTTTTACTCGTTTTCCTTTAAAATCATAAGCTTCCATCACCGTCAAAACGAGATTGTCTAAATCAACATTTTTCCAGCGCAGTGCCGCCGCTTCTTCCCTCCGCAAGCCACAATTTAGCTGCATCAAAGCAAACATTCGCGCTAATGGAAGCCGCTCTGCCCGATTTTTATCCAGTTTATTATTTGCATCAATGGGTTTAACATTCCATAAAAGTCTTTCTTCGTCCGGTGATATAGCCTCTCTTTGCGTTTTGGGGGCATTTTGAGGCGCGTTGACATCATCAGCAATATTGATCATCATGGCGTGATTTTTTCGAGCTAAACGGCATATTTGTGAAGCCGTTTGAATGACTAAATTTATTGTTCTTCTGGATAGACCGTCTTCAGCCATTTTAGTAACAATTTGAACCAAGTCAATAGATGTCAGCTTAGTTATCTTAATAGGATTTAGTACAGCTAGGTGCTTTAATGCTCCATTGTATACACCTTGCGCCGACTTCCCAATGGAAGGGTACTTTAAAGTTTTCCACACATCAGCCCAGTATTTCCATGTGCTTTTTTCATCGGTTACAGCCAATCCCATGCCTTTCTGGATCCTTAGCTGGGCTATTTTTTCTTCAAGTTCTTCCTTGGAATGTCCATAAACAGATTTTACAATAGCTTTTCCATTTTCGTCTCGTCCTAAAGTGATTCTTTTTCTATATAACCCTGATGTATGTGTCGTTTTTCTTTTGCGTCCCGCCATAATAAAAACCACCTCCAAAGTAAGACTTGCCAAGCCTACCCCGAAAGTGGTATAATTTCATTGTTCGGACGCATTATCCACTTTGGGTAAGCTGTTCTATTTTATCCCCCTTCGGCTGCAACCGGTGGGGGATTTTTTTGTTTATAACAAGTATTTAATTTCTACTGTTACATAATAATTTGATTCTCCTGTTTCCACCTCATAAACTTCTTTATCTTTGTCTTCGTCATACTCACTATAAAGAATCTTATACTTCCCTCCGTGGATCTCTGCATCAATCTTAGCAATTCTACCGGACTTCAATAGATTTTTAACATGGGTACAACTTCCCTTTTTTATATATCCTACATGCACACTATCAATAACTACTTTAACTGCATTTGGATCAAATTTATTATCTGGTTCTTCAATTAATTCGACTGTAGATGGATTGAAGTCATAATAATAAACTTTTTCTCCCTCGTATTCTTCGTCAATAAGTTCTCTTTTTGAATACTCATAAATGGGATTTTCTTCACCCAAAGATTCAATTTCCTTTTGACGGTAAGATGTCCCCGTAACATGGTGATTTTCAGTTTTATACCGAGGAGTATTTTTCTCAAGTGAAGTGTTTATAATGGGATCAGCTTTATTTGCTAGGCTTTGCTTAGCACTTCTAGCACTTGCTAGTCCGCCTTTTATGCCCGTTTCCACTCTTTTGCTGACAACCTCATCAATTGAAATGTTTTCACAATTGAAAACGTCAGATTCATTCTTTGCAACTGTTACAGTTTTTTGTTTCTTTCCGCTTACAAAAAACGGTATTGTTATAGCTACTCCAACCACCATAAAAGCAATACCAAACGGTGGAGCCGCAAAAAGGCCGGTTATTCCAAATAAAAATATGAGTATTCCTAATATCAGTAAGATAACAAATACTGTTTTGTGCTTCTGTTTATGGGCATTATTTTTTGACATAATATCCCTCACAATTTTTCCTTTATAGTTCTGTTATATTTTCGCTATTTCTGGAAGCAATTTCATTTACCATCTTTTCAAATTGGCTTGCTCCATAATGTTTTGTTTCGCCATCATAAGGTTTAGTCAAAGCCATTTGCAAAAACGCTAAACTTTGTATCTGTCCTTCTTTGTCTTTGTAAGTAAGAATACCCACCCATTTTTTTGTAGCTTTATTTTTGGCAGAAGCCGCTCCAACAATAGCTCCTGTAACCCCAAATAAAGCGCCACCGGCTAATGCACGTAATCCAGCATTTCCTTTGTCAGATAACTTTGTTTCGTCTTCTAACATGAAACTGATAATTCGGCTATAAGGCAAGGTTATTGCGGTTTCTTCATATTGAATTTTCAACACTTGTCTTTCGGGTTCCAATGAAATTCCTACGTTTTTGCCAGCGGGGATTCTACCGATTGCCTGTAAGGTTTGCCCCAGAAAAAATGCATTAGCCTCTTTCTTAGCTTTCTTTTCTTCTTTCGACTTAAACAACCCCATAAGATGAACCTCCTCGTTTAGAAGTCTTACCGTCTAATCCATAACATTAAAAATACAATTCCGTTGCTAGATTTCCATAAGTATACAAGCAAACGGCTTTTCTCATAAATTCTTCTGTCACGTCAAAGTAATCCGCTAAATCCCATATCTCTGTATGCCCATTTGCAACAGCTTCATCAAGTTCCTCCTCTGTAATCAACTGCTTAATGGCCCATTTATTCGCTCTGTTCTCGTGCTTCTGTCTCACATCTAAAGGACTATGTACATTATAAAATGAATTAGTTTCTATATGCCCCATTTCGTGAGCTAAGCACACTTTTGCTTCTGTAGTGCTCTCGATATGATCTGTATCTAATGCAATCCACCCTTGAGGCAGAGCCAGAGATTTTGTATCACGCATAGTAAAGTAATCTATCTCTATTCCGAATTGCTCAGCAAGCTGGCAAAGACGAAAAAGTGTCATTCTTACTCCCTCTTCTGTTGCGACTTCTTAAATTTAATATAGTCTAACACGTCTTGTTTTTGTTCGTCCGTCATTTCCTTGACCTCACCGAATAAGGCGAAGTCTATTCCTTCTAGCTGCAAATCAAGCTCATCGCTTTTAGTGGTGGGCTCTTTTTTTTGCTCTGTTCCAAGTAGATATCCAACTGATACTCCAAAATATGACGCTATCTTATCTGCATTTTTCGCAGATAAACCTAATTGTCTTCCCATTTTTAAATCTGTTAATACACTGGGTTGTATGCCTGCATCTTTGCAGAGACGATATCCAGATATCCCTGCATTATCACATAATGACATAATTCTATTATACAAATCAGACATATTACAACCTCCATATTTGTGTAGCACGAACAAATATAGAATTCCGTAATAAAACACCTTGACTATTACCGAAATAGGTAGTAATATTAAAACAGGACATACGGAAATCTATAAATAATTTTTATTTGCATTTAAATTATATTACTAGTTTCCGTAAATGTCAATCGCATTATATGGGAGGTGATCGACAAGATGGCACAATTTACTGTATTTGGTAAAGATATAAAAAAGAGGCTAATTGATTTAGAGCATACACAAGTGTGGCTAATTGAACAAGTAAGACAAACAACTGGGCTCTATTTTGATGATTCTTATTTATATAAGATTCAAACCGGACAGTTAGCAACGCCAAAAATCGTCTCAGCTATCAGGGATATTTTAGAGTTGCCGGGAGACGAAAAAGAAGCGGGGTGAAATAGGTGGAAAAAACAATATGTACATATAGTAATCAGCCCCTATGTCCACAATGCAAAGGAGCTGTTTATCAATGCGATCCTTCAAAAAACACACAATGTGAAAAAAGTTTTTGTGAGGAGTGTGGATATACAACTCATATAGAATACGCAAAAAATTTTCAACCGCTTTGTCCGCGTAATTCACTTAAAACGAGGGAAATAAAAATGAGCCAGAACAAAAATTCATTTGACCTCAACAGCGAAGTAAAAAACACTCCACATATTGTCAAGGTTGACGGTGTTCAACTGTTTAGCGCAGACTGGGTCTTTGAACAAATGCAGGCACAAAGCTGTCGGATAGACCGATCTAACAAATTTGCATTGTTGGGAATAGCTGTAGGGGTTGTCGCTGTTATTTTAGCAATATTACTTTAATTAGCGGGGTGAACGCATGAACATTTTAACAGCAATAAAAAAAGCTATAGATGAAGATTCATTTATAGCCAGAACAAGTTTAGATTTTGGAGAAGGGCGAACATTAATAAAACCAACTAATTCATCGGACTGCTGCATTGTTGTTTTTCGAAGAGACAGCGTAAAAAAACGGCAGCAAATCAAATGCTGGAATCCTACTGCCGATGACCTTTTGGCTGAGGATTGGGAAGTCATTAAGGAATGAATTTAGAAATAAAATCTGCGATGCTTAGCAATGTTTCCTTTTTTTTGATTCTCCATAGTAACAATGGCATGGTCAGATAATTCGCAGTGATAAATTGTTTGATCGGCATAATAATTGTTTAAAAATTTATTCCGTCCAAGTTCACGAAGAGTATCTTCAATATTTTCTAAACTCCAATCAGAAAAGAATGTCGAATGTATGTGTTGAGCTGAATCAAAATTTTTGGCTTTCGATTTTGAAATTCCCTGTTTGCGACGCGATAAATATTCCTTATATAAGGTGTACAAAACAGTTTTCGCATCTTTAGATAACATTTTCGATTTTTTCCTTTCATAATTAATCGGTGCTACCTCTGGTTGCAATTTGATTATAAAGAAAATAACTAGAAATAGCAATATAGGTAATTTCAAAATTACTGCATGACGAAAAGGAAGTGGGGTGAAAAATTGAGGACAAACAAAAGAAAAGCTCCTATTGGGACACAACAGGAGCAAATCGAGCATTTGGAATTCTTGACTTTTATATTATGCATTTTGGTCAACACTCTCACAGTCACTGTTTTATTGTTGTCCTATAGATTTAATAGTTTTCGTGATTTTATCATTGATATTATTTACCAGCAATCCGTTATTTTCCAAAATCTGAGTAAGATCTTGTGTTGAAAGTAAGAAGGTGATGAATAAAAAAATGAAACAACTCAAAAAATCGATTATCTGTTTTTTGTTATTGCTATTAATTCCAATTCTACTATCTGGTTGTCAAAATTCAATCACACAAGGGGAAGTAATCGAAAAAGAATTTACTCCATCACATACAGAGGTAATGTTAGTCCCACTTGTTCACAGCAACGGAAAAACATCACATACAACTCTTGTACCTTTTATCTATTCCTATTCGGATTCATGGAAGATAACAATTCAAAGCTATGATGAAGAAACCGGGGAAAATTCAACAGCAACATATCGCGTAACAGAGAACGTCTATAATTCAGTCGAAATTGGATCCGAGTTTATATACGACGAAAATATGAAACCGAGTGAACCTGAATACATTAGAGAAAGGCAATAAAACTTCTAATAAAATAGCCGCACTCAGGTGATAGAAAGGAGAAAAATACATGACACTTGAAGACCGAACACTGGTCAAAGAAATTGCTACCGAAATAAGAACCAGATTTAACTGCGAAACTCTCAATGCCAAACAGTTTTCTGAATATTTAGGCAGAGAAAGCGAATATGTTTGTGCCAAAATCAGTCAACGTAAATTGCCGGGGTTTAAAGACGGAAGAACCTATGTAATTCCAATTGATGCAATAGCTCTATGGATCGTAAGACTTTCGAAAACTAAGGATTTTCAGTAAAGGAGGACAAGCACATGAGCACAGAAATGACGGTGGCGTTTATCATTCTGGCGGTATGGAGCGCCGTATTCACAGCGGCATATATCGGCGAACGGTACCGGAACCGGAAGCTGAGGAACGCTTTAAAGAAGAAAAGGAGCCGGTACATAAGAGAGGTGAGTTATGGAAATGAAACAATCCATCTGTGACAAAGACTGCTTTCACTGCCGTTTTTCAGATTGTGTTAACCACTACGGCCCATATACTGAGGCGAAAGACATTAAAAAGGCTTTGAATGGGCAAAAGAAAAGCCGCCCCATGACGGAACGGCAATTATTTCTTCATGAGATAGAATCTTCTATTATGTCCATTAAATGAATAGGGTCAAGTTGAAATAGTGTACAACGTTGTGCAATGTCTAATACAATCTCCAAATACATAGAAACATCTGAAATGAATACTACATCTATTTGTATATTTTCAGTCATATCAACAGCTTTAATTCCATATGAAATGTACCTTCCCACGTATGGGTGAAAAAGTGACTCTTTAACAACCAGGTACACGGTCAAATAAATCCTCCTCATTTTTAAAAATTTCCACATCTAAGTCGAAATAAACCATTAACCTCAGCAATACAATCGACCCAGGCAACACTAAACCTTTTTCGATTTGCTGATACCATCGCACCGATATGGATACAATATCAGCTACTTGTTCCTGAGTAAGAGAGCGCTCTGATCTTGCGTGATAAATTTCTCGTGCAAATGTTGACTTTATTGACATTGACATTTCCTCCTTTGTTAAGAAGGATAAATCAATCTGTGACTTAACGCCACGAATCATGAATTCAGTTTATCAAAAATGACGAAATTTTTCGAATATTGTCGAATTAATCCTATCCTTCTTATGACTAAAGGATACATGAAAACTCAATAAAATCCTGTTCCTTAAATAAAGGTTAAAAAAGCTGTCCTGTAATATTCACAGAACGGCAGTGAGATCAACCTACTTTATGAAATTCTTTCTCATGTTGTGTCAGACGCTTTTCACCAGAAGAAATATCCTCCCAAGCCATCTTCAAACTGGATTCTAGAGAATCAAAGCGGTCGTTCATTTCTTCTCGCATAGCGTTCATTCCAACACGCAATTCTTCTTGGCCTTGTTCCAAGGTTGCTTGACCCTGTTTTAAACTTGCAATATCTCCTTGCATCTGCTCTAAAATAGCAAGAATCTTTTCTTCATTATTCACATCAATCCCTCCCTATTCAATCCATGTTTCTACTATACCACGGTATGCTACCCCGGTCAATCTCATTTGTTGATTTCCGGATTATCCGTCCGACCTACTAAATAGTCGATGGATACGTCGAAGTAGTCAGCAAGGGTAATGAGTTGATCAAATGCTGGGTTTCTCTCGCCGATTTCATAGCTTTGTATTCCTCTTTCGCTTGCTCCAACTTCAACAGCAAGCTGCTTTTGTGTTAGCCCTTTTTTCTTACGAATAATCCTAAGTCTTTTTGCAAAATCGTTCATGTCATATCCTCCTTAAAAAACTGGGGATTGACACGCACAAACAATCGTGTTATTATAAAAGCATAACACGTACAAATATGCGTGTTCAATCTAGAAAGCGAGCGGGTGATGAAAAATATAAAATTGATAGAAAGACGCAACAAAATAGGCCTTACGCAAGTAGAAGTTGCAAAAAAGGCCGGCGTTTCAGAACGCGCCTATCAGAGTTATGAAGCGGGGAAACGTCAGCCAAACGTTCAAACCGCTAAACTGATAGCCAAAGTATTGAAAAGCACAGTGGAAAAGCTTTTCTAAGGAAAGGATAACACAAAGGCAAAAAAAGGACAAGCAGAAAGGAGCAAAAACGTGGATTACGAAAAGGAAATTGCAATGTTGCGGCAGGAAATTGAGGAATTGAAAAGCCGAAAGCCAAAAATCATTAACACTACTTTCTATAAAATAGCGGATCAGGAATGCGATGAATTTTTCGAGCGGGTTAAACAGGAAAATCAAAATTATTCAGGCCGGTTACTTTGCAAAAACGCCGCAAAGGACGCTTATTGTGAACGGCACAATTTATTTGGAAAAGATAGAAAAACTCCTTCCAGATACATTACTTCGGAAGAATCCGCAAAAGAATTTGTCGCTTTATTCAAATTGTTTTTAGCTATTTATCAAGGCTACTTAAAGAATGGAGTAAGATATAATGCCAGTTAATAAAAAGAAAAGCCGCCCTCGCGACTGGCATCACGAAGAGCGGCAAACGAAAAACAACTGAGTATATTTTAAACCAAAACAGGAGGTTTGTCAAATGGACAATAAAGAGTTAATGATCTGTCTAATGAAAAGATGTTTGGAACTGGAAAAAGAAGTCGAAAACCAAAAGATAGCCGGCGACTATTGGTTCCGGGAATGGGAGAGGCTGAAAAATGAACAGAAGCAATGATAACGGCCTCTCCCGCGCGGAATTTAAGTACCTGTATGATACCGATAACGAGGAACCGGAAACGGATAAAAGCCCGGAATACGAGGCCCTGGAGTGGCTGAAGGAGGTATATTATGCCTACCAAGAATATTGTTGAGTTTACCAGATATACCGTACCTATAGAAATTACATTCAAGGACGGTATCGAGTGCTGTGAATGGTGCAATCGCAGCTTTATGAATATGAAACGGCATATTGAGTGCGGTCTTACCCATGAGGAAATAGTCAGCCCTAGAGATTCCATCGGGTGGAACTGCCCGGTCAGAAAACTAGAAAAGGAGGAATAGCATTGGGAATTCCCGTGTTAATTTTAGGGGAATCCGGCTCCGGAAAATCCGCGTCGCTTAGAAATTTTAAGCAAGGAGAAATCATGGTTTTTAACGTGGCAAACAAACCGTTTCCCTTTCGGGAAAAACTTGACCGTATCGATAAATCCGGATATCGGGCTATTTTTGAGGAATTTAAGGCCCAAAAATACAAACGGTATGTGGTGGACGACAGCCAATATCTTTTGGCGTTTGAATCGTTCGCAAAGGCAAAGGAAAACGGATATCAAAAATTTACGAATATGGCCCTGCACTTCTACTCTTTAATCAAAACCGTTACAGAAGGACTGCCGGACGATACCGTGGTGTATTTCCTGCACCATGTCCAAAAAACTGACTATGGAATAAAAGCCAAAACCATCGGTAAAATGCTGGACGATCAGTTGACCGTTGAGGGATTGTTTTCAATCGTTCTCATGGCTGAGTTTGACAATGGACGCTATTATTTCCGAACTCAAACCAACGGAAACGATACGGTAAAAAGCCCTATCGGCATGTTTGACCGGGAAATTGATAACGATCTGAAGACAGTCGATCAAAAAATCCGGGAATACTGGGGGATTTGATATGGCACGGTTTATTGATTTCCGCCCGGATCATTCCGTCCCCGGCCGGAGGGAAACCGGGGAAGAATTTATAAACGCCAAATATATTAAAAAGGTGTATTTGGCGCTGCCGTTTCGGAACGAAATTCGGATTGATACGGTAGATAAAAATGGAAATACCCTCTCTTTTACCGAGCGGTATAAAAACGCTAAAGATTGCAGAGCCAGAATGAATGAGCTCAAAAGAAAATTAAACATATTTTAGGAGGTACATAACAATGAAGCCAGTAAACAATTGGGACCAGGTAAAAGCAGCGTCGGACCGCCAGCAGCTTCCAAAGGGCGGGTATGTCTGTAGGATCATGAACGGTGAAATCAAAACCTACAATGGAACAAAAGGAACTTTTGATCGCCTTGAGATTAGTATCGACGTTGCGGAAGGTGAATTCAAGGATTTTTACGCTACGGATTACCGGGGACAGAATCAGGAAGATAAAAAATGGCGCGGGGTCTTGCGCCTTTATGTTCCCAAGGACGACGGCAGCGATATGGACGAATGGACCAAATCCAAGCTGAAGGCCGCAACCAACGCGGTTGAGGACAGCAATCAGGGCTATCACTGGGATTGGAACGAAGCCGGGTTAAAAGGAAAGCTTGTCGGCTGCCTGATCCGGAACGAGGAATGGGAATACAACGGGAGAACAGGCTGGAACACAAAGCCCTTTAAACTTGTGCCTGTCTCCGATATCAAAAACGGAAAGTTTGAAATTCCAAAGGACAAGCCATTGAATAAAAAAACATCTGATTCTGATGATTCTGAAATCGTAAGCGCCAACGCCGGAATCGATTCTTATCTGGAAGACCTCCCGTTTTAGCCTATGGACCATTTTGATGTGAAACGTTCCCTGGACAGCATGGTGATCCTGGTGGATACCAGGGAGCAGGATACCCCTTCCCTGCGCCGAAGGCTGGAGCTTATGAACTGCCCCTGGGAACGCCAAAAGCTGGATTTTGGTGACTATTCCGCAAAATGCAGACTGCCTGACGGGGAATGGCTTGACCTTTCCCCAAAGGTAGCAGTCGAACGGAAAATGAGCTTTGACGAGCTGTGCGCCTGCTTTTGCAGAGGAAGGCAGCGCTTTACCAGAGAGTTTGAGCGGGCCAGAAAAGCAGGAGCCACCGTCTACCTGTTAATCGAAAACGCCTCCTGGGAAAACGCGTTTGCCGGAAAATACCGCAGTCAAATGAATCCTAAATCATTTATCGCCAGCATGACGGCATGGCTCGCCCGATACCGCTGTCAGCTCATATTCTGTAAATCGGAAACTACGGGGATTTTAATCCATGAAATCCTTTACCGGGAATTAAAAGAGGTTTTAGAAAGTAAAGGAGGAATCCAAGCTGATGAAGTGTGTTGAACATAAGGTTATTGAATATCTTTGCGACGACTGCGGGGAACCTTTGGGAAACCATGAAGGGAACCCATATATTTCTGACGGCGAGAATAATTACTGCTATGATTGCGCTTTAAAGCATAGATTAATTGATGCTGACGAATGGTTATTTGCCCACGGTATTTCTATTTACGATCACGCGGTATATAAAAACGGAGAAATTATCGCCTATCAAAAGTGGGGAAAAAGTTTTCGAAGAGACGTGGTGAAAATGTTCGATGAGCAAGGAAACCGGATTTGATTACAGCGACCGCGAGTTTATCAAGCTCAACCGAAAAATTCTGAATTGGCAATGGTATTCAGATCCATGCACCAGAGATGTTTTTATTCACTGCTTATTAAAAGCAAATTGGAAGTCTGGAAAATGGCATGGGTACCAATACCAGCGCGGGCAGTTTATTACTTCCCTTCCTAGTTTGTCATCTGAATTAGGATTGTCTGTAAGAAGCGTGAGAACTGCTTTAGATCACTTAAAATCGACAGGCGAGCTGACAGACTGGCACGATTCAAAAATCCGCATGATTACTGTTGTTAATTATGAAAGGTACCAATCGAGCGACAGTCTAAACGGCAGACGACCGACAGGCAACCGACAGACCACCGACAGGCAAGCGACAGGCGACCGACAGCAGTATAAGAATAATAAGAATATAAAGAATATAAAAGAAGAAAAGAAGGCGGCTGCGCCGCAGGAGGTATTCCCTCCGGGAATTGAAACGCAGGAAGAGCTGGAGGCGTTAAAGGCCAGACTGAGGGAGTGAGAAAATGCCTTATGAATTAAAGCGGGAGGATATCCTTGGTTTGGCTCGGAGGTTAAACGCCGAAACGCATGAAAAGGGAGAAGAGCTGTTTTTTAAATACTGCCCTTTCTGCGGCGGGGACGGTCATGACCGCAACACCTTCAGCATCAACCTGAAAACCGGAATGTTTAAATGCTTCCGGGCTTCCTGCGGAAGACAAGGCCATTTCGTACAGATGGCCAGAGAGTTTTCTTACCCTTTGGATTTTCAAGCGTCCGGGAAAAGCAAAACGGTTTACAGGGCGCTTCCTCAAAAAGAAATCCAGGTGCGCGATCCAGCTGCCATTTATCTGGAATCCAGAGGGATCAGCCGGGAAACCGCGAAACGGTATCAGATCACTACCCGAAAGGATATGCCGAATGTTCTGGCTTTCCCTTTTTACGATCAAGACGGCGTGCTCCGGTTCGTGAAATACCGTAAGACGGATTTTGATAAATCCAGGGATAAAAACAAGGAATGGTGCGAAAAGGACACCATGCCGATTCTGTTCGGAATGAAGCAGTGCGTTGATTTTGAGACACTGGTTATCACAGAGGGACAAATAGACAGTTTAACGCTGGCTGACTGCGGGATCAAAAACGCGGTTTCTGTGCCCACGGGAGCGCTTGGATTCACCTGGCTGGAAAACTGCTGGGACTGGGTTTTGAAATTTAAAGAGGTTGTTGTTTTCGGAGACTGCGAAAACGGAAAAATTACCGTAGCGGACGAGCTTTCCAAAAGGCTTCCGATGCCGGTAAGGGTTACCCAGCCGGAGGATTATTTCGGAGAAAAGGACGCCAACGACATTTTAAGGCGCTATGGAAAAGAGGCTGTAGTTTCCGCCGTACATAACGCGAAGCTGAAGCCTGTAAACCGGGTCAAAGAACTGGCGGACGTTCAGGCGGTAGACATTTACAGCATGGAGCGGATTTTCACCGGAATTAATGAAATCGACCGTATTATTGGAGGTTTCTATTTTGGACAGGTAATTCTGCTGACCGGAAAACGCGGCGAAGGTAAAAGCACATTTATGAGCCAGCTGATTGTGGAAGCTTTGGAACAGGGATACAAAACTTTCGCATACAGCGGTGAGCTGACGGATTATCACTTTAAGCGCTGGCTGGATTTTCAGGCGGCAGGGCCGGACAACATTGTATCAAACAAAGATCAATTCGGAGAAGAAACCTACCTGTTAACCAATGAAGTGATCGACAAGCTTAACAGCTGGTATCGCGGAAAGGCTTATCTTTATGATAATTCGGCAGTAATTGAGAGCGAAGAATTGGAATCCCTGCTGGTAACCATTGAAAAGGCAGTATGCCGGTATGGAATCCGGTTTGTGTGCATTGATAATTTAATGACCGCCCTTGATGTGGATATGAGAGACGACCTCTATCGGGCGCAGTCAAAGTTTTTGAGAGAATTGAAGCTGCTGGCCGATCGCCACAATATTGTGGTTCTTTTAGTGGCACACCCCAGAAAAATGAAAGACGGGAATTTTGCTAATGACGATGTTGCCGGCAGCGGGGATATTACAAACCGGGTTGATGTAGTGATGTCTTATTCCAGAAGCGAGGACGAAGCCTGTGACAGTAAGCTCGCTATTACGAAAAATAGGCTTACCGGCAGGCTGGCAATGGGAGAAAAACAGATCAAGCTTTTTTACAGCAATAAATCCAAACGGATCACCAGTGTTCAGTCGAACGGAAAAAATTACAGCTGGAAATCCGAAAAGGAAATGATTGAATCCGGCCTGCTGGACTTGCCGTTCTGAGGTGCAATATGACGTTTGATGAATTATCTCTTATGGCTTTTCGCAATGATCCCCTTCCCCGCTTCGTAAAACTGCATGAAATGGCCGCGTATTTCGGCTTGCAAAATATTTACTGGAGCTATGAGCACCGTTTTATTTCAAAGGATCAGGCTGCAAAACGTAAAAAGGAGCTTCAATATAGGTTTGAGGACGAAGTAAAAAAGCATGAGGATTCTTTAAAAGACCACCAATACATCGATCAGATCCGTGTGGCGTTCGGCGGGCAGTTCAAGGCTGTAAAAGAAAGCGGCTGTCCTGTATGCAGGAGGCTCATTGAGATTTTGGACGGTAAAATTTAACCCCGCCGCAAACAAACGGGAGAAAGGAATTTTAAAAATGTATATTACTTACGAATTACTGAAAGAAAAAGGCGCGTGTTCTCATGGCTTGAATTGGTTTAAACAAAATTTCCCGGAAGGCTGTGAACTTAACGAAGAAACCGTCGCAAGGGTGAAAAAATGCGATACCAGTTTTGTGTGGTGGTTTTATGACAATATCCAACAGGATAAAAGATTATATAAGCTTTGCGGCGTGAACACGTCTAGCGGAGTGAACAGGTCTGGCGGCGTGAGCGGGTCTAACGGCGTGAACAGGTCTAGCGGCGTGAACAGGTCTAGCGGCGTGAGCGGGTCTAACGGCGTGAACGGGTCTGGCGGCGTGAGCGGGTCTAACGGCGTGAACGGGTCTTTCGGCATGAACTGGTCTAACGGCGTGAACGGGTCTTACGGCGTGAACAGGTCTTACGGCGTGAACAGGTCTAGCGGCGTGAACAGGTCTAGCGGCGTGAACGGGTCTGGCGGCGTGAACGGGTCTTTCGGAATATTAAATTCATATGGGGTAGACTGCGCTTTATTTTTGGCAAACAAAAAAAGAGTATATCTGATATTTGGAAAAGAGGTTTCAGAGGGCAGATACCTTGAAGTGAAAAATAATTTATATGAAAAGCTGGGGATCTGGGAACCGAATTTCAATAATATTAAAGCCCTATATCTTAAAAACGGTTCAGATTGGAAGCTCACGCCTATCAAAAACGCAGAAGAAATTGCACGACAAGAGGCGTGGAGGGATATGCCAAGAGAAGCAGTTGAATATATCGCTTCTCTGCCTGAATTTGACGCGGATATGTTTTTTGAAATCACCTGTATTGACTTGAGATGACCCCGCCGCAAACAGACTGGAACGGAGGTCTTTCACCTTGTGAGGTTATAAGCCGGAAAGCTTTTAACTACTTAGCGAAACAGGAGGCTTGAAAAGTGAAAAAATTTCATTGTTGTTTAGATATTGAAGGTGGAATAAAGCGCGCTAAAGATTTAAAAGGCTGTA